ATAACACTAACTGGCATGTGCCCGAAGAAGTAAACGCAAAAACCATTGATTACTCGTGGCATCCTAATCCATTAGAGCCGCCATATGTGTATCACTTTGGTACAGACTACCAACAAAGCGTTGGACTAACCTACACTGTACCCGGAGCCACAGACGTTAAGTTTGCGGGCCCAATGCCTACGCAAGGTTACCACAAGATATCAGTAATAGAAGTGCTAGACATTTTCTACATTGACAAAGGTAACCCAACTGCACAAGTTCGATACGAACATCTAAACGAACTATACAACGTTACTAAGGTACGATATGCAAACAGTATGCTAGATACCATTAAGCGTTGTGTAAACAGAGCCAAGACTGGTAAGTTTTGGGTCATCTCTAGCGAATACGATTACACCAACTTTGATTTTAGATGGCATGCAGAGCCATGGCAAAGTTACATGACTCACGTATTTCCGAGTCAGCACAATAAGTGGAGTGATACCTTCCTTATTAATAAATATGAATTCAATATGCATTATGCAAACCATGCAAAAGGTATTGAAGACTTTCCTAATTTAAATTTTGTAAACGATCAGACTGTTACCAAGCCTGAAAACATCTATGATATGTATTTTGTTGATCACGGCAATCCTGAAAGCAGTATTGATTATGAGGCTCTTAAATTCGAGTATAAGAACGTAGTTAAGACTCGTTTTGCAAACACATACCTTGATACATTTAAACGCATTTTCAACAATGCAGACACTGAGTACGTGTGGATTCTAAACAGCATCTGCGACTACAGTGCATTTGACTTCACATGGCAACCCGAGCCTTGGCAAAAGGAAATGGTCCACTGCTTTGTTAACGAAGGTGGGCAGTATGAACAACGTGGTGACACGTTCTACATTCATGTTGAGTCGTTCAAGAAACAAATAGCAGAGCTTGAGTTACTAGACTGGTTCAATGTTATTAACTATGTTGTGGGGTCAAAAGTAAAGCGCCATGACATACCTGCGGTTTACTATGAAGACGACAACATTGTAGAAGCAATTAAGAATCATAACTTCACGACTCCGTTTGCACTGTTTACTAATCAAGGTAACTTTACTAAGATGGGTACAGTGAACATGTGCATGTGGGCAGAGAAGGATAGACTTGCAAGAGATTACTCCTTAGACAAGTCAACTAGCTTAATTCCGCGTGATGTTAAGAAGTACATTAAAACGCAAGTGTACGACTATCCTTACCTGGATACAGAAAAGTATAGGAATGTTCGTTACACGCCTGACCTAGACATTATATTCATCAGTAACGGTGAGCCCGACGAAGAGAAGTGGTTCAAGCATACTGAGTACATGAGCAATCGCGATGTTAAGTGGATACGTGGCGTCAATGGTCGTGTTGCAGCATATCAAGCCGCAGCCCGTGCCAGCAAGTCTGACTGGTTCCTGGCAGTGTTTGCAAAACTAGAAGTAGTTGGCAGCAGAGACGTGTGGGAGTTCCAACCAGACTACTGGCAAGGTCCAAAGCACTATATCTTTAACGCAAAGAATCCTGTTAATGGCCTTGAGTATGGGCATATGGGTGTTATTGCGTATAACAAACGTCTAGTATTGGCAAACAACAATCCTGGCATTGACTTTACCCTGTCGCAGCCACACGAATCTATTCCAATCTTGTCGGGTACTGCACACTATAACCAAGATGCATGGACCACATGGCGCACAGCATTCCGTGAAGTGTTAAAGCTACGTATGTTTATGGAAACACAACCTACGCTAGAGACTGAGCATAGACTAAAGACTTGGACTACAGTGGCCGCAGGCATGTACAGCAACTACAGTATCGACGGTGCCAATGATGCACTACGTTACTACGATGAGGTGCAAGGCGACCCTGCAAAGTTGCAATTATCATTTGAATGGGCATGGCTCAGAAATCGATTTGACAGTAAATGATAATCCGGTAAACATATTCGAATTAATACACCATAATATTTGATCTCCTAGACCTTGAATTTATATAATCGTAGCACTTAGTAAATTAAAACGCTATGGTAGCAATATAAATTTACTGGTTGGCAGTTATATGCCGTTATACCTTAGGAGACATTATTATGGCCGTTAAGCGCCTCACACGTAAATTATCTGACGTTATTGCTGAAGTTGAGATTCAACTTCGAGCACATTACAACGTAACACAAAAAGAACTTGATGCATGGCGTGCCCGTGCAAACGCATTAAGTTACAAATTCCCTTTAAGTAACATGGTCCAAATTGAGGATCTGTGGATTGACTACGAAGTCCAACGTGATGTAATTCACAAGCACATTATTAATATCATAAAGAAGTGGGATCCTCGAATTTGTTCACCTGGATCTGCATGCCGAATCAACAATAACCCCAACATCTATCTTTATGATGCACAGCACCGTACCATTGCTGCTGGTATATTGGGCTATACTGAAATACCGTGTGCTATTGTTGAGACCGAAGACCCTAACTTTGCATCGTATGCATTTGAAATGCTCAACGACACTGGCGTAAAACGATTAACTCCTGGCGACCTGCACCGTAATGCTCTAGTGAGATTTAAAAACGGGAGCAGAGATGCAAAAGTTGTTCGTGCCCGTACTATGCAAGATCAATTTGATGTGTTGGGGATTGATCTGCAAGATAAAGCAGCACGTAACAGTCCAACCCTTCGCGGCGATAATGACTATTACATGAGTCACTTTAAGTATGCTCAAAAGGGCATTGAAGTTGATGATTCAGGTAAGGTATTGAAAAGCATACTTGAGGCGATTAAAGATACTTTCCCAATCCAAGAAGAAATTGATCAAGGTGTGTTTATTGGTTTGTACGAGTTGCACCGTTTGAGTGCAACTAACATAAATGCCGCCTTGCCAGATGATTGGATGAAAACTCTGCTGCAAAGCATTAAGCCTACATTTAAGTCGTCACATTTGGTACACGACAAGGCTAAGTTGCAGTGGGATCATGTAAACCCCGGTGCCACATGGTCTGCCCCGAGTGCAATGGCTAACTTTATGCGTGAGTTGCACATCCGTAATAACGGAAACTTAAAACTACCGTACCACGGCGAAGGTGCCAAGATGGGAATTGAAGAAGGAAATATTGCCGAAGGCTTGTTTCCAAATTTAGGAGAAATAAATGAATAATGTATTACTTGAAACCTTACTTGGCGAAAGAATCAACGAAGTAGTTACCCTGGGAGAAGCATTTGAAATATACCATAGCATGGATTTAATTGCAACTTGGGAATTAGCTGAGCGAGCTATTAGTAAAAAGGCAGATGTTGCCCAATGTCCTAAGAATACACCAGGTATCGATTTAGTATCTGGGGTACAAATTAAATACGCACAAACAAATCGGGTAACACAGTCTAAAAAAGGGTCTTTATACGGATACATTTCTGTGCGTGATCACACAGAAACAATATTAGCTGTAGTTACCGAAACAGTAACAGGGAAACAATATTTCTTTCGTTTCCCGCATTCGTCCTACCGACATGTAAATGGAAATACGTTTGCAGTCCCATTTGATATAGATGGAAATCCCCGGAGGAAGAGTGACTGGTGGTATTACGAAGTTGACAGCTTTGACAAACTGTGCGAGATGGCAAAAAATGCTTAAGGAATCCTTGGGCCAATTTGTTGCTCCAGTTTACGGAAAGACAAAACGCACCGCAGAGACTTATAAAACAGTAATGGGGCATTGTACTAAACACATTACTCGTTTAGTTGATGAATACCACGAAGTCGAAAACGATCAACAACTACTTCGTGAGACACGCAATGATATTGATTATTATTTGCGTAGATATCACAAGTACGGGATTGAGCAAAGACCTGGCGTAGGTGCCCATTATTGTGAAGTAGGTGCAACCGAAACAGACTTTGAACATTTGATACCAGCACGTCGCATAAGAGATTTGTTACTACAGAAGAAAATAACAGTCGAGCAGGCACTGAATGCTCCTACAGTTAAGCTATGTAAAGTAAAACACAAACTACTAAACGAAGCAGGATGGGGAGATAAAACTCCAAACATGTTTTTGCCTTTTATACGCTACTCACAAGTGTTTGACGGTAAGTATCAAACATTTGACGGCACAGAAATTGATCCTGCCACATGGACATTAGAAGACCATTACAACTATTTTAAACATTTAATTATTCAATGAAATTAATTACTCAAGCGGTAGCAACTAATATCGCTGCACACGCAAAGGAAGCATGGCATTACAGTGTGCCAAACGATGACGCAGGCGAAGCTGTTATTAGAGAAGGCCTACGTGCCTTCTACAGTGATGTAGAGCAACGCGGTGGATCAACTACTATTGTTGACGTTAAGGCAGGCGATGTTGCATACGACATCAAGTGCCGTGATGTTTTGGGGATTGTTACCAAAACTCCAACTAAGACACAATTGGAATCGGATAACCAATATGTAAAGGTTGCAGACAACTTGTATGTAAAGGTGCCACGCAGTGTTCTAAGCCCAGTTCGTCGACCAAACGTTGAGCACGAAAACTTTTCCAACAATTCGCAAGAAGTGATCTTGAATCAAATTGCAGAGTACACTGAGTATGCAAAGCGTACAACAGAAGAAGCCGGTTGCACTACCCTAAACAGTATCATCTTCTTGTATGGCAAGGGCAACGGATACAAGGCAATCTACATTGAAGAACAAGAGTTCTCTGCACCTGCACCAACAGGGTTTGACACCTACGTAAACAAGCAAGGCAAAGCATCCGGCTACAACGCATACGATGCTAATGCTAAGATCTTGTACAAGCTGCTAGAGTACAGCAAAGGTAGTGTTAACTTCAACAAGCGATTTGATGTAAACGGTGGGTATTTGTATGTGTGGCCAAGCACAGACTTGCCAACTGAAATCATCACAGAAGATAAATGGCAAGAAGCGGGCAACTTTGTAGTGGAAGTTACTCAGAAGTCTTGATCTACAGCAACTAAGTAAGTATACTAATCAACTAGGAGAACTATTACATGGATAACGGTAACGGCTACAATCGCAGTTTTAACGGCGATGCCAAAATTAAACTACAACAACTATTCAACGAAGGCATGGGTGTCATGCATGAAATTGAATCACTAAACGAAGGTCTCAACGATACCATTAAAGCTATCGCTGAAGAACTTGAAATTAAGCCAGGCACTCTCAAGAAGGCATTGAAGATTGCACACAAGGCTAAACTAGGTGAAACTAATCGTGACCACGATGAGCTTAACACCATTCTTGAAACTGTGGGCAAGACACTGTAATGGGTGACTCTCGTTCAGCAATTTATGATGACGAGGAAGACTGGGGCGACCTAAAGCGTAGGGCTGATATCAAAAGTGCTACGTGGGACGTCTACAGTCCTGAAGCTCGCTATGCCAAGATTGGTTTTAGAGAGCACGGGTACACAAGCCGCAGACTTAACTTATACGTTAAGCACGAAATGGGAACTAGCAGAGCTAGCCAAGTTGCACGAGTACGAAAGCAAATACGCAGGATGATCGATATACTATTCAACATAGTAAAGTGGGCACGGGAAGATTACACTACTTGGCCTGTTCGATTTGTATTGGAGATAACCGCATGGTTCATGAGTTTAACATGCTCAATTGTATTGGCCACTAGTGCAACTGATCCACTATTCTTTTACCTGTATCCTATTTTCATTACACAATGCCTAATTTTTGGTTGGTCTGCGTGGACACGTAAAAGTACCGGAATGGTTGCTAACTATGTGTTGCTAGCAACTATCGATGGATTTGGTTACGTAAGATTATTGTTAAGTTAAATATACGTAGTCTCGCTGGACTATAAACAGCATGTAGAGTAAGTGTAAGCTCTAAGTTACACAGGAGAAATTATGAGCAATAGAACATGGTTCGAAGAACCAGGTGAGCCTCTCGCACCATGCGAGGATTGCGTTGACCCTAACGCATGTGGCAATGTTTGTGTTATTGAACAACGCAAACAAGAAGATGTAGCAACTATTCGAGGTGAAAACCAATGAGTTATGTTGACGCCATCTTTGACAGAGCCAAAGACCGTATCCATGTCGTGGAACGAGTTGGTGGACAACGGGTATTCCGCGACTACCCAGCAGATTACATCTTTTACTACGATGACCCAAGAGGTAAATTCCGTACTATCTACGATACTCCGGTGAGCCGCTTTAGCAGCCGTAGCAGCAAAGAGTATCAAAAAGAAATGCGGATTAACAGTGACAAGCGTCTATGGGAATCGGATATCAATCCTATTTTCCGTTGCCTTGAAACTAACTACATGGGTGCAACATCCCCTAAACTGCAAACATGCTTTTTCGACATTGAGGTCGACTTTGATCCCGAACGTGGTTACAGTCGACCTGAAGATCCTTTTAACCCCATTACAGCTATTTCGTTGTACATGGACTGGTTAGACAAGATGATTACTCTTGTTGTACCACCTAAGACATATAGTTGGGAAACAGCACAGGGTATTTGCGATAGGTTTGAGAACTGCTATCTGTTTGAAAAAGAAACAGACATGCTTAACACATTCCTGGACCTAATCGAAGATGCAGACATTTTAAGTGGATGGAACTCAGAAGGTTTCGATATTCCCTATACCACAATGCGTATCACTAAGGTATTGTCTAAGGACGATACTAGACGCCTATGCTTGTGGAATCAGTTACCAAAGCAGCGTATGTTTGAACGCTTTGGTGCAGAACAATTAACTTTTGACTTGTTGGGTCGTGTGCATTTGGACTATATGCAACTATACCGCAAGTACACATACGAAGAACGACATAGTTATAGTTTGGACGCCATTGGCGAATACGAACTAGATGAACGTAAGACAGCCTACGAAGGCACGTTGGACCAATTGTACAACAAAGACTTTCCAACGTTCATTGAATATAACAGACAAGATACCATGCTGTTAGCAAAGCTAGACAAGAAACTACGTTTCCTAGACCTTGCTAACGAACTTGCTCATGACAATACTGTGTTGTTACAAACCACAATGGGTGCGGTTGCCGTAACAGAGCAAGCTATTATTAACGAAGCACACAGTCGTGGTATGATCGTACCAAATCGAAAGGGAAGAGATGATCAAGGTGAAACGCAAGCAGCAGGTGCCTATGTTGCTTACCCCAAAAAAGGAATGCACGAATACATTGGAGCAATCGACATCAACTCGCTCTATCCCTCGGCTATTCGTGCCCTTAACATGGGGCCAGAAACAATTGTTGGTCAACTCAGAACAGTAATGACTGACAAGTATATTGCAGACAAAATGGCCGCAGGGTCGTCGTTTGCAGATGCTTGGGAAAATATGTTTGGTACACTTGAGTATCAAGCTGTTATGAATGGTGAAATTGGATCCGAAATCACTATTGATTGGGAAGACGGAAATAGTACAATACACTCAGCAGCCGAAGTGTGGCGAATTATCTTTGAAGGTAACCAACCATGGACGCTAAGTGCTAATGGAACAATTTTTAAATATGACTTGAAGGGTATTATTCCTGGATTGTTAGAAAGATGGTATGCCGAACGAAAAGAAATGCAAGCAAAAAAGAACTCCTCAGAAACTCCTGAGGACAAAGCATTCTGGGACAAACGCCAACTCGTTAAAAAGATTAACCTCAACAGCTTATACGGCGCAATCCTCAACCCCGGGTGCCGGTTCTTTGATCAGAGAATTGGCCAGAGTACAACGCTTACTGGCCGCATCATTGCCAAGCACATGGACAGCTTCGTCAACGAAGCAATTACAGGCTCGTATGACCATGTTGGCGAAAGTGTCATCTACGGTGACACAGACTCAGTTTACTTTAGTGCGTGGCCGATCATTAAAGCGGAAGTAGAAGCCGGCAACATGGAGTGGAACAAAGATATTTGTCTCCAAGTCTATGACGGTATTGCTGATCAAGTTAACGACTCATTCCCGGAGTTTATGGAACGTGCATGTCACTGCCCCCGTGAGATGGGTGCCATTATTAAAGGCGGTCGTGAACTTGTTGCTGAGAAAGGATTGTTCATTAAGAAGAAGCGGTATGCTGTATTGATTTATGATCTTGAAGGCAAACGACTAGACGTTGACGGCAAGCCAGGTAAAGTTAAAGCTATGGGCCTTGACTTGAAGCGTAGTGATACACCAAAGGTAGTGCAGGACTTCTTAAGTGAGATCTTGCTTAAGCTACTAACAGGTGCAAACAAAGAAACGCTGATTGAAAAAATCCGCGAATTCAAAACTACGTTCACTGAGCTACCAGCGTGGGAAAAGGGTACACCGAAACGTGTAAACAACTTGACCAAGTACACAGCAGCAGAAGCCAAAGAAGGGCGAGCTAATATGCCCGGGCACGTTCGTGCTGCTATGAACTGGAATAACCTACGCCGTATGCACGGTGACAACTACAGTATGCAAATTGTCGACGGTATGAAGACTATTGTGTGTAAACTAAAGGATAACCCTCTAGGATACACTAGCGTTGGCTACCCAACTGACGCAAGTCAAATTCCTCAATGGTTTAAGGATCTACCTTTTGACCAAGGACTAATGGAATCGACTATTGTTGACCAGAAGGTTGAAAACTTGTTAGGTGTACTGGAGTGGAATATCTCTGCAAGCACAGATATTAAATCTACGTTTGACAGTTTCTTTACATTTGAGTAATCTATGACTATGAAACTGCACGATGTTGTTGAGCTACAACAAGAGCTAAAGACTCTTGTGCCTACACAGGCAATTGAAACTGAGCTCAACAACATCGTTGAAAACATTTCTAATATACAAGATCGATACGGCGAAGAGTACGCATACCGACTTGGGTTAGTGGTTAAAGCACTAAACGAAGTTAAGGAAAGTTTACAAAAGCCGTTAGAGCAGGTGTCGATAATCAATGACATTGTGGAATTGGATCACAAGGATGCAACTGAAAAGTTCTCCTTGTCTAATTACCAAGGTGAGTTGCACTATCAAAACCCTGCACGTATTAGGGAAGTGCGACAACTATACATTCCAAATGGTGCCGACGAAATTGTAAGCCAAGCAATTGACTTATATGTTGACTGGCGCTATCCGGGATTGGAAATTGGTTGCAGAGATGGCCATTGGACCAAGTATATGGTAGGGTGTGATCCACTTTATGTTGTTGATGAATTCCAGGAGTTCATTGACAGCACCAAAGAAGGTTACCCAGAAGAGTACCAGCAACGTCTGCGAGCATACTTAACTAAAGACCACAACCTATCCAAACTGCCACGGGACCAATTTGGATTTGTTTTTAGTTGGAACTACTTTAACTACCTAACGTTAGAAAACATTAACAAGTATCTAACGCAAGTGTTTGAGTTATTACGTCCCGGTGGTGTGTTTATGTTCAGCTACAACAATGCTGATTTACCTGCACCTGCTGCATACGCTGATAGCTACTTTATGAGCTATGCACCAAAACATTTATTGCTGCCTATGTGTGAAGCCATAGGTTATGAAGTTGTTAGCACAACTGATTTAGAGCCAGCAGTAAGTTGGGTTGAAATTAAAAAACCCGGCGAACTTAAAATGATAAAAGCTCATCAAGTTTTAGGTGAAATCAAGTACGCAAGCCCTTGATTTTTCTTTACTACTTAATTATAATTACGCATTCATTGGAGAAACCATGCAAGACTATTTAAAAGATATCGTACAACACACTTACGGCCTAGGCAATATTGAGTTGGCTAAAGTTGTTGGTACAGCAACAGAGACAAAGGTTACTGCACTAGCAGATCAAAACCTATTCGTTCTTGACGCTAAGTTTAAGAACCCAGTGCCAGAATTTGTTGGCACATTTGGTATGCCTAACTTGGGTAAACTAAAAACTATTTTGGACATTCCGGAATACCGCGAAAACGCAAAGCTGTCTATCAACAGCAGAGCAGATGCAGAAGGCAACATGCAGCCCGAAGGCATTCACTTTGAAAACGCAGCAGGCGACTTTAAGAACGATTACCGTTTCATGATTGCAGCAATCATTAACGATAAGCTAAAGAACTTTAAGATGCGTCCTGTTAACTGGCACGTTGGCTTTGCACCAACTAACCAAAACATTCAACGCTTGAAGTTCCAAGCAAGTGCTAACAGTGAAGAAACTACTTTCATTGCAAGCACAGATGATCAAGGTAACCTACGTTTCTCCTTTGGTAATCATGCAAGCCACGCAGGTGACTTTGTGTTCCAAAGCGGCGTAAGCGGTGCAATCACTAAGTCATGGAACTGGCCTGTTGGTGCTGTAATTAGCATCTTGAACTTGCCCGGTGACAAGACCTTTAAGATGAGTGACGATGGCGCTATGATGATTACAGTAGATAGCGGCCTTGCTGAATACAACTATACAATCCTTGCACAAACCAAGTAATGTCTTTAGGTCACCTGATACCTAGAGGATATCGTCCCGGTAGTGGATTAATTTCTCCTACTGGGATTTTTTATCTAAATATCCCTAAGAACGCTAGCACGTACATGACCAACTTGTTACTTGCTAACGAGTGGACGCATAGTGATGTTTACGATCCACGCATTACTGAGTGCATTGTTATTTTACGTGATCCAGTTGAACGTTGGATTAGTGGCTTTGCCACTTACGCAGCAAGTTGGTTGCTAGGTGAAAACTATGGCAGTGATCATTTCCGCGATGATTATAACGATCTCACTCAGCGTATTATTTTCGATCAATTAATATTTGACGATCATACAACTGAACAAGTACAATTTATCTATCAACTAGGTTCCAAGGATATCACATACTTCAAACTCAATTACGAGTTAGGTATGAACTTAGAAAGTTTTTTTGATTGTAAGCTAGGTCTAAATAATCCCATACTAAGCAATAAAAGCGAAGACAATTACGACACGAAAGCGATTGCAAACCATATGCGTTTTCGTATTGAGCAGGATCCTCGATTACGTGCCTTGATTATTGAAAAATACAAAGAGGACTACGATAGAATAAAATGTGCAAATTACTACAATGAGCCAAGATAATTTAACAAACAAACAAAACGATTACGCAGTATTCTTGCCAGCTATTAGCGGCTTCTATGCTACGTTCATCGGTAAACAACGGAACGAAGAATATGTCGATCCAGCACGATTCCCGCAGGGTCTTACGGATATGGAACAGCTTAACTGGCTTAACTCATCCAAAGGCCTTTTCCCTTACAAGTGGTCACTCTACTCTGGAGGACATGCTAATCTCGATCTTGCAAAGCAGGATTGGTCAGAAGATATGGTCCGTAACAGGGAGCCGGGCACCTTCATTCTTGGAGACTCTGGGGGTTTCCAGATCGCTAAGGGTCTTTGGGAAGGTGATTGGAAAGCCAACAGTGGTTGTCCTAAGGCCCAAAAGAAGCGAGAACTTATACTGGGGTGGTTAGACAACATTGCTGACTACGGCATGATTTTGGATATTCCTACATGGGTCATTCACGATAAGAAAGCTAGTGCGGCATGTCAAATTACTACACTACAAGAAGCTGTAGATGCAACTAAGTTTAACAATGACTACTTTATGAAACACCGCAAGGGTGTTGCTAATGGTGGTGCAAAGTTCTTAAACGTTCTACAAGGCGACAACCACACATCAGCTGATGCTTGGTACGAAACCATGAAAGAGTATTGTGATCCTGTTAAGTATCCTGATACACATTTTAATGGTTGGTCTATGGGAGGCCAGAACATGTGTGACGTGCATCTAGTACTTAAACGTCTAGTAGCATTACGCCATGACAACCTACTGCAAGAGGGCAAACATGATTGGATGCACTTCTTGGGTACAAGCAAACTGGAGTGGGCAGTTCTACTCACAGTTATTCAACGAGCAGTGAGAAAATATGTCAATCCTTCTTTTACTATTAGCTTTGATTGTGCCAGTCCGTTTTTGGCGACTGCGAATGGGCAGGTCTACTTTGAAAACGTATTCGAGCACGACAGCAAGTGGAGCTACCGAATGGCCCCAAGCGCCGACGACAAAAAGTACGCCACAGACACACGCAAGTGGTCAGACGGAGTAGTACAGGACGGCATCTATCCACGTTGGCAAGAAAGCCCAATGAGCGACATGTGGCAAATGAAAGATATTTGTCACTATAAGCCAGGCGATCTAAATAAGATTGGCAAAGAAGGTAAGACTTCGTGGGATAGTTTCAGCTACGCATTGTTAATGGGCCACAACGTGTGGATGCACTTGACAGCAGTGCAAGAAGCTAACCGTCGATTTGATGCAGGTGAGCATCCTGCTATGATGCGTTACAGTGCCCCAACACACGAACTGTTTGAAGATATTGTTGAGCAGATCTTTGCAGCACCAACTAAGGAAGACAGTCTAGCTATTATCGAAAAGTATAGCGACTACTGGATGGAGATTGTTGGTACCCGCGGCTTCAAAGGCAAAAAGACCATGAACTCAAACACTATGTTTAACCAACTGTTTGAAGTTGTTGAAGACGAAGTTGATGAAGTAGAGTTAGACGAACATAAATTAGAGGAACTTGAAGATGGACAGACCGGGGCATGACGATGTACGCTTCTTCTTTGGTAAAGAAGTAGAACACACTCCAGCATTTGGCAAGTACACACTATTCGTAGTTGGTGTTCAGACACTTGAAGATATTGCACTTGCAATCTCTAGGGGCACAAAGCCCGTGGAGCACATTTACTTTGGTGCAAATCAAAGTTTTCCAAAGTTACAGGTTAATGACCCGGCATGGAATGATTGGGAGAACATGATCTCTCCATTCTTAGCAAAGGATTATTTCTGCACGTTGGATATTGACTCCACAATGACCGAAGGGTTACTTGAAGGAGCATTGTGTGAACACGATTACTTCATTCCGATGATTTCGGTGAAACTGCCGTATTTACAACAGCTAGGCTATAATGCTACAATTAAGTTAGACGACACAGACTTTGCCGCAACTAATCCCGGCGTATGGTGTCATAGCTTACACAACCTAAAAGATAGATCGGTATTTACTCACTGGTCTAAGTATACTAAGGATACAACAATATGAGTTTAACTCAACAGCAACGCGACAAAGCTAATCGCGTAGTGGACCGTGCAGATCGCAAGATCTGGGTCACTTTTCGTAAGGAAGGCATTCACAAATATCCAGCCGCAGCAACTGATCCCTCTTTGGCGACCGGCGATGAATATGATGTTTCTTTCTTGGGTGTTCCTCACCGCCATATTTTCCATTTTAGAGTTTGGATCGACGTCTTCCACAACGACAGAGACGTTGAGTTTATCCAGTTCAAACGATGGCTTGAAAATTTGTACAGAGACGGAACCCTGCAACTCGACTTTAAGAGTTGTGAAATGATGAGCGACGATCTGTATCTACAGATTATTGCAAAGTATCCAGACAGAGCTGTTTGGATCGAGGTAGCCGAAGATGGTGAAAACGGCGCACTCGTTAAATATGAAACTCACCGCCCACAACTGATTAGCATCTAAGGAAACACAATGGCTAATGAACATCTGCAGAAATACTTCCGCATGACCAAAGAGGTCCGCAATCTGTTCGACGACCTCGACGAATACTTGGAGTTCTGCAAAAAGCAAGGCTACGTCTATGACGAAGCACACTTGTACAACGAGAAGACCCCGTGGGGCGAAATGCAGCGTGTGAAAGCAGGCAAGCATCCAAAGGACAATTGGAGTCCGTATCCAAAAGAAAAGCGTGACTTCAAGCCACGTGATCGCAACACACACTGGAAGTATCGTTAATTATGAGCTCGAGAGAAAAAGTTCAAGCAGACTTTGACCTCGAGCGTTTCATTGACATGTTCGACGAAGCGTTAACTAGCAAAGACGAACGTGTTATTAACGCTCTTCGAAGCCTTATGATGATGGTAGTGCTTACTAGACCAGAAGGTCGAGATCAAGCCGCCGACGGAAACAGAGGTCCACTACGTCAAGTATTTGACGATCAACGACAAATCCTGCGTAGGCTAGAAGGTGTTGAGCGTGAAATTCGCAACGTGACCAGCTCAAGTCAACGTTATGGCGATTACGACACATACCGAAAAATGCGTGAAGATTGGGACACCCCAAGCATGTGGAAGACGCAAATGTCACCAACCTGGGTAGATGATCAACAAACAGATGCATTGAAGCAAGCACTTATGAAGATTAACAGTCCACAGATTATGTCAGCTTCCGTTGCAGCACAGAAAGCAGTAAAGAAATGAGAAAACTATATTACATGGGGTTAGAGTCTTACAAGGCTCGTTATACCCTACAACTAACAGAATGGAACAAGCGTGTCTTTGACAAGCGTGGACTCGACGTTAGCTATGTTCCGGGCCTAACACTAGACAATGGACAAAAGATTGTAACTGGACAAGTGCTAGATGCACATGGTCGCAGTTACTTTGGCATGAGCCAGATCATGAATTTGGTTCGCCTAATGCAGCAAGGAGAAGTTACCAATGAAGATGTCGTCTACTTCGAAGACATGTTCCAGCCGGGCATTGAGTCTCTCCCGTATATCATGGATCAAGTTCCTGCAAACATGCGTCCAAGAATTTTTGTACGGTGTCTCGCACAGTCTATTGATCCTGATGACTTTGTTCACGTATGGGGAATGTCAAAATGGATGGGCCTCTACGAACAAATGGTTGCTGAACTTGTACGAAAAAGTAATGGCGCTGTGTTGGCAACTAACGAAGAAATGGTCATGAACATGAAGATTGCAGGTTGGGATTGTCCAATCTACAACATCTCGGGTCTAGTGTTTAGCACAGACGAAGTTCGTGAACGTGTTAACAATAACATTCGTCCATTTGGTGATCGTAAGCATCGTGTTGTGTTCTCTGCTCGTTGGGACCAAGAAAAGCAACCAGACTTCTACATGGATGTTATTAAGGCATGGCATGAACGCCATCCCGGTTCAGGTGTAGAGTTTGCAGTATGTTCTGGTGCAGCACTTAAGAGCAACAACGACAGCTATATGGAACGTACTCGTGGCATGCAAACAGCGGGCTTACTGAACATTTACGAAGACCTAGAAAAGAACCAATACTATGACATTGTTAACGATTCTCGTGTTGTTTTTAATTGTGCATTACAAGATTGGGTCTCTAACACAGTCTCCGAAGCTGACGCTTTGGGATGTAACGTACTTTATCCTGCTTATCGCTCTTTCCCTGAGTCTTTTGCAAACGATCATACTCGTATGTATGTACCCTGGTCAATTGATGATGCCTTGGATAAGCTAGAGAAGCTGTTGCAAAAGCCAAGTGAGAACATGGGCAAGATTAGCACATGGACTAGTGGTACAGCAGATCGCATTGTTGACATTATTGAAGGCAAAGGCGAACAGTGGTTACGTATGTCAACTGATTATCGTAAGCACACACATGAGTCTAAGTACTAAACAAGAAATTTGGTTAACGTTAGCAAGGGAGCGATACCCTTCGCTAACTGAAGATCAAGCTACAGCTCTAAGCATGAAAGCGGCGAGTGAATGGTATCTTGGCGGCGACCCCGAACTGGTCCAGTTGTTTGATCAGTACGTAATGTTAAAGAATTTAAAGGATCTATAATGGCAACATGGGAGTTGACAACAGAATGGAAGAAGAGCTCAATTGAGCGCCAGTTCTGGTATAAAGGCGGTAAGTGCATTATCCGTGAAGAAGGATATCGTTGGGGAACGTTTACAGTAGAATCTGATGAGCGTCCACTAACCGACGAAGAACTAAAGAACGAGAGTGGTTACGAACTTGGCTGCATCGATAACGACGAATGTTGGGAGATGCAAGACCTAAGTGACGGATGTTGGACTGAGTATGAAGCAGGCCACAACGCCACGCAAGCTGATGTCAATGAGTTCACTGATGCATGGAACGAAAACTGGTATGAAGGTGTTGAGACTTTGGGTTGGTCACTTGATGATACAGAGTTTTACTTCTCGTCGGGACCATTGAAGCTCACTAACTTAGACACTGGCGTTGAGTATAGTGGATCTGTTGACCCTGCAACTATTGCTCACACTGTTGAGTTGCCGCCTGCACAACCAGAACCATTGCTAACAGATTGGTACCCAGCTACAATTAACCCAGTACACAAGGGCACCTATCAAGTAATTGACACTGAAGAAGAAACAAAATGGCCATTTGGGTCTAACATTATTGCAGGCACATGGGACGGCAAGAAATGGGATGTTTCTGTTACCGTAATCAAATGGCGTGGTTTAGCCCATAAACCAAACTAATCATTTAACTAAGGAAAATAAAATGACAAATCTACAAGAACACTTTGACGCATACCTAGCAGAGAACGAAAAGTTTGAAGCAGGTAACAACGCAGCAGGCACTCGTGCTCGCAAGGCACTAGCAGAACTAGGTAAAGCAGTTAAGGCACGCCGTAACGAAATTACCGAAACCAAGAACGCACGGGCCGAAGCTAAGAAGGCGTAATGTCTAAGACAATCATCGTTACTGGTGGATGTGGCTACATTGGTAGCCATGTCGCACGAGCATTTAAAATGAACGGCGATCGAGTGTTTATCATTGACCGTGTAAAGCGTGAGCATACACTAAAGGACATTGATGGATACTTTATTGATGACTTTGCCTCGGATGAATCGTTGGCGACTATTATTGATTTGCAACCTGACATCATTGTTCACTGTGCAGGCACAAGTTTAGTTGGTCCGTCAATGACCGACCCTGCTGAGTACTACCACAACAACGTTAGCAAGACTATTACCATGTTGAATGTACTCAAGGGTATGGACAAGAAGCCAGATATCATGTTTAGCAGCAGTGCTAGCGTGTATGGTATTCCTGCTACGCTTCCTGTGCATGAGACAATGTACAAGTCGCCTATTAGTCCTTACGGCAATACTAAATACATAACAGAGTTAATGCTTCATGATTACTGTGCAGCATACGGGTTCGATAGTATTTGCTTTAGATACTTTAATGCCGCAGGCGCAGAACCAATCAATCACGATTTAGGACAAGAGCCTGGCGCTACACACATGGTAGCCCGTGTACTTGAGGCAAGTTTATCAAACTCCCAGTTTTTCATTAACGGCAACGATTACAATACACCAGATGGTACTTGCGTTCGTGATTACGTACACGTTTGGGATATTGCATCTGCACACGTTAAAGCTTCAATGTTTATTGATGAAATTGCTGACTCAAACGGACGTACAGCAGTAGCATTAGTTTTTAATCTTGGCACAAACACTGGCGTTAGCAATCAACAAATTGTTGACCTTGTTAAAGGACGTTACGGTCTTCCGGCAGTTGAATATGGCCCGCGTAGAGCTGGCGACCCAGATGAGTTAGTAGCAGATGCAACATCAGCAATGCAAACACTAAACTGGACTCCTATGTTTAGCGACATCGATACTATCATTGACTCTGCATATAAGTGGTATTCACAAAAATGACATTCGACGATATTAAACGATTTGAACTAGCTTTAGCTGAGTTCACAGGCGCACCTTACGCAATTATGACTGACTGTTGCACACATGCAATTGAAATGTGTCTGCGTCACGATAAGATTAAGGAATGCACCTTTACTCCGTATACGTACCTAAGTATTCCAATGACCATGCACAAGCTGGGCATCAAATACGACTATTACCCAGACAGCTTGCAGCATAGACAAGAATGGACGGGCGAGTACAAATTCGAAGGTACACGCATCTGGGATAGTGCTAGACGATTGGAAAAGGATATGTATCGAGCAGGACATATGCAATGTCTCAGCTTTGGACATACAAAGCCTTTACATATCGGTCGCGGCGGTGCTATACTGTTAGACGATAAAGCTGCTTATGATGCATTAATTTTAATGCGTTATGACGGACGCGACCTAAATATTAGGCAGTGGGAAGAACAGAAAACTTTTAAAGTTGGCTATCATTACAAACCTACTCCAGAGGAAGCGATTCAAGGATTGGCTTTGCTAGAAGGCATTAAGGAACTACGCCCGGAACCTAAGCATCACCGATACCCTGATTTAAGAACAATTACTATTACGGACTAAACTATGACAGACACAAGTAAAAATTTATCACAAGCTATTCGAGAACAAATGCGTCTAAGCGGTAAACGCTTTTGGGCAGGCGACAACGTTGCAGATTTTATTGAGCCACATCAAAAGGACATCCTTATTGAAGAAGCCACAAAAGCATTTGAAGGTGTTCTTGACACATTATTGATTGACCGAGAAAATGATCCGAACTCAAAAGGCACAGCAAAGCGTCTTGCAAAGATGTACTACAACGAAATCATGGCTGGCCGTTATGAGCAGTCACCTAATGCGACTGCTTTCCCGAATGACACGGAAGGCGCATACGACGGAATGTTGGTTGTGCGGAGTGAGCTTAAGAGCATGTGCTCGCATCATCATCAACCTGTCTCGGGCGTTGCGTATATTGGAATTATTGCTGGTCCTAAACTTATTGGCCTATCGAAATACACCCGGATTGCACAGTGGTGTGCCCGACGAGGAACACTACAAGAGGAGTTGTGTATGGACATCGCTCGTGAGATTGAATTTGCAACTGGCTCCAAGGACGTTGCTGTATATATCCAGGCTACCCACGGATGTTGCGAGAACCGTGGTATTATGGCACACAGTAGCCTCACACAAACCACAGTTCTAAAAGGCGCATTCCAAACAGATCAAAGCACTAAGAAAGAGTTCTTTGATAACATCAAACTTCAACAAGAGTTCGCACCACGTTAAGGAGTAAACTATGCAGTGGCTATTAAACTTTTTAGAGCGACACGGTCGCAAGAACGTTATTATGGATCGTGTAAACAACGAGCCATACCTCGAACGTTACTACTTGTTCTTAAAGGATCGTGACCGTTTTCCGTTTAATGTGTTCCTGCATAAGTTCCTAAAGAGCGACCCAGATGACGTGCATGATCATCCTTGGCCCTATGCTACCCTTATCCTAAAGGGTGGCTATTGGGAATGGCAACCAGTCTTTAACAGCATTGGTCAAAAGATTGGCGAAACAAGCGTATGGCGTGGTGCAGGGTCGTTCCGTACTTCTAGTGCAACCAGCTACCATCGCATTGAGCTAGACCCAACTGTTGAGTGCTGGACGTTGTTTATGCCTGGCCCCAAACAACGTGAGTGGGGATTCTTGTCTAAGGGCAAATGGATGCAATGGCAAGATTACTTGCTGGAGCGAGCAAAATGATTCAGCTACCACCGGGTTGCACAGTAACCTATGCAGTCTGGGTTGACATTAAAGAAATGTCCAACGATATCGTTGATTGGTACACGCTAATTGGCGGAACAGTTACTCGGGACTCTTGGTATAACCATAGAGGTACAAAAGTTGAGCGTGAATTTGTACAATATGGAAAGGGCAAGCGTTGTCATTATAGACAAGATGGCACAGGCGGTATCCGTTTACACTTTCACGGCGACGATGCATCTGTTGCAAGTATGTTCCTACTAAAGTTTAACGATATAGTAGAGAATCACAACATGCAAATGGTTATGAATCAGTATGAAAGAGATAATGCATGAAGGCATTGAATGTTTTGCAGGGATAATTGGATCAAATACAGTTTTGGTGGATTACCAAAAAGAGTTAAGCACGAAGTACTTGAAGTAGAGTTTACGCAAAAGGCAAAGACTCTACTTCCTCTCGACGTAGCCGCAAAACAAACCGCTATTGAGATTTACGAAAAGTATAAAAACGTCTATGTAGCAATGAGTGGCGGTGCTGATAGTGAGTATGTTGCTAAAAGTTTTAAAGCGGCAGGAGTCCCATTTAAAGCTATTACTATGACGTCAAGGCAAAACCTAGCGTTCGGCGAATGGTATGTTGATAAATTTTGCAGAGAGAACGATATAGAGTTAATTAAACTCGAAGTCTCTGCCGAAGAACTAATTGATTTTGGCAAGCAAACAATCTTACGAATTCGTGGCATTAGCTGGTGTGCAGCCACAGTTAATTTAGTGGCAAACGAAGTTAAGCGACTTGGTGGGTACATGGTAACAGGCGCCATTCCCTCGTACTACCCCGATAGTCGTTTGGGCATCGACAAAGCAGAAAAAGGATTTAGAGAAACCTTTCGCGGATTTATGTTTGATGAGGCAGATTTCTACATTGAGCTAGTTACACCAGACTATCATCCATGGGCATTCTTTTACTGGAGCCCCGAAATGTTGGCCAGCTTAGTCAATGCATGGGACACAAGAAAGACTGGCGAAGAAAATAAAGCAGAAGTCTTTGGGCTCATACCAAGGCAAAAGCTACGTGGGTACGAAATGTTTTACAACAACTCTTTAGCAAACAGCATGCCCGAGTATTTGAAACATTTTGAGTGGGCATCTGCACACAGTAGATTTAACTGGGGAGTTAGAGACTTTGCTGCATGCCCGGACAAGGAAGAATTTTTAAAGTTGCTACTTGAATGATAGAGATAACAATAAAGAACGGATATCAAAACTGGCATTCAGTTAAAGTATGCATTAACGAATTTCCGACCCCTTCAACATTTGAAATAGAGTTTAACCACGATTCGGTTACTGCTATGTCTTTTCAGGCAGCAGCAGATTACACTGCATCTATGTTAATGAAAGAAAGCAACAATCTCTATCTTGGACTTAGTGGTGGGCTTGACAGCGAGTTTGTAGCAGAAGTGCTGCACCGGAACAACGTGCCATTTACTCCGATTGTGGCAGTATTACCAAACACTATTGAGCATTACTATGCACTACAGTGGTGCCAATCTAAATCTATTACCCCACTAATAATTGAATTCAAAGAAAACGACCCAAGGTTAACAAACGAGCTAGCCAAAGCTGTGCATAAATTAAAACAAAAAAATAATTTGTCATCAGTGAATGTGTATCTAGAGAAATACGTTAGATCGTTGGGTGGCCAGTTTTTAACAGGCGACTCGCCACTGTTGCAGCACACTGATGATTTTTATCAATCAGCGGGCCCAGTGTTTGACATACATTGGCTAGTGTATACCAGTAATCTATTAGACTCCCAATCAACAGTCCAACATTTTTTATTGTACACACCGGAAATTTTATTGGCCGCTGCATCAGAAATAGATTACACATTAAATGATTCATCGGGCAAGGCCAAACTGTATAACATACCTTACAGGCCCAAAAACTATCATCCGCCAATGCCCGTGGATAGTAGCACAGAGCAACAGTTACGTCACTTGGCTTCAGCCGATCGATATTCAAGATTGGGCAATGCTGAATGGCACAAGGACGATCTTATTAAATTGTTAACAAAATGAATAACGTAACGTGTGGATACAATAACTGGATCAAATGCAATCCCAGCATAACAGACCCTTTTACAGTAGAATTTAACCCAACTCAAATGGTGCTACCCCTTGGGTTTCAACAATCTGCTGACTACACAGCTAAGTTGATTAATGTGAATTACAAGAACATTTATCTATGCCTTAGCGGAGGTATTGATAGTGAGTATGTAGCAACGGTGCTCTTACGGAACAAAATACCCTTCATTCCTGTTATTCTTGACGCAGATTTTGCTAGAACAGAGGTGCAATATGCCTATAAATTCTGCTCAACAGCTAACATTGTGCCGCAAGTAATTGATTACACTGGGCCCAATGGGCATCACCGATTAATTAAAGAGCTTGCAGCACTTGCGTTTCGATTGAATCTACCAATGGACCATGGTATCATTCCGAACCTAATTTCAAAGTTGATCCCTGATGCAAATATATTAACAGGGTACGGCGATCCGTTTTCAGTAAACATTAACTCGCCAATTGGCAATATGAATGAATTTTATGACCACGATTATTACTTGCACCTAAGTGGCAATCACCCAGGTGCATTCTTTAGCTACACTCCCGAGATGTTACGTGCAATGATTGCAGAGATAGATACAACCAAGAGCATACAGGATGCCAAGGAGCAGCTATATAGAATCGGGTGGAGACCTAAAGCTGAACCATTTTTCTACGATCTATACCAGACTGATGAGATCAGATCTATTGTTGCTCGTATAAAGACTACCCAGTCTAAAGACGAATTCAGCAAAAAATATTTACTAAATAGAGATACACTTCTAAATATGTTCTCAAGCGGCCAATACGGCAATCAACCCGCTATACAAACTCTGTGAGCCTATGCTAAAATTAACATAGGAGAATAAGCATGTCTTTCATTGACGAAACTATCAAAAAACATAAAATGGACGCACGTCCGGCAATCCAATACAAGTACACAAGTACAAAAGAATACCACAACGCCTTCCCTGTTGCATACAGACAATGGCGTGCAGATAGCCACTGCAATCTAATCCACGGCTATGCGTTTAGTATGAAGTTCTATTTTGGCACAGACGACCTAGACGTTCGTAACTGGGCAGCAGACTACGGTGGTCTTAAAGAACTAAAGAAGACACTCGAAGATCAATTTGACCATACGCTAATTGTTGCAGCAGATGATCCAGAAATGGAAACATTTAAGTTGCTACAAGAAAAGAACATGGCCAAGATTGTTGTGCTACCTGCACTGGGCTGTGAAGCACTTTCTGATATGCTTTACAAATACATCAATGGCGTTTACATTCCTGAGATGTGGGGCGAAGGCGAAGCAAAGCGTCTATGGTGCTACAGAGTTGAAGTTCGCGAAACACAAAGCAATATGGCTTTCCGTGAAGGACATCGCGAATGGAATGAGGACTTGTTTGCGTAATGTTTAAAAATATCCCTAAGTTCTACGGACACAAAGCAGCCATGGAAACTGGCAACTTTGTTACGCCCGAAGTTATTCTAAACAAAGGTACAGACACCGAAGCAAACTTGTTTCACCGGTTCTGTCCTCACCGTATGTACCCAATGCACAATCCGGGTGAGGTAGTGCAGGATGTATATTGTAAGTTTCATGACTTTAAATGGGCCGTTGATGGGACTCCGTTAAACAACCCAAAGAAACTTACCTGCGGTACTGCTACTGTTGGTCGTAGTGGATTAGTGTTTAAGGATTTTGTAGAACCGGACCATAAATGGGTCAATGACCTAGCCAGTGAAACAGATCTCAAGTACAGTCACAGCGTACAAGGTAGCAGCAAGGGTAGCTGGCTTTGGTTAATGGATGCCGAAGCTGATCTGTTGCACGTACACCAAAACGGAATTCATCCATTTTTGTCTAAACAAGTAGAACTGAACGATATACAACTAGATCAAGGCGACGGTTGGATTTTGCAAACACATCCTAACGGATGGTGGCTATACGTTTTTCCGTTTTTATTTGTTGAATACAGTAAAGGGATGGTTATGGTTAATACTGTTATCCCTAAGGACATTACGAGCGAATACGAGTTTGACTGGATCTCTCAGTTCTATTATAATGATGCTGCTACGGCTGAGCAGCGTTACGTATTTGAAACTTGCGAAACTGTCTTTAAAGAAGATGTTGCTACCGCAGAACTACAAAAAGGTGATTACTTTCCTTTGATGAAAGCTATGAACCGTTACGAGGACCATTGCGTACATTTTGGCGAATGGTTTAGAAAGAACAAAATTAAATGAAATTAAAAGTAAGTGAGCTATTTTACTCAGCCCAAGGCGAAGGTCGCTTTGTTGGCGTTCCTTCAGTTTTCCTCCGCACATTCGGGTGTAACTTTACATGTTCCGGATTTGGTTGTGCGCCCGGTGAAAAGAGTAAGGAAGCAGACGAAGTGGCAAAGAATATCCACATGTATTCAGACTTTACTAGCTTACCACTAGTTAATACTGGCTGCGACAGTTATGCATCATGGCATCCAGAGTTCAAGCATCTGAGCCCAACAATTGAAACTAGCGACTTAATTGACGCTATGCTTCAATTGACACCCAATAATCATTGGCTGCAAGAGAACGGCAATGATGTACACTTAGTAATTACAGGTGGCGAACCTTTGCTAGGGTGGCAACGTGCATATGAGGAATTGATTAGCAACCCTCGCATGAATGACCTGCGTAACATTACGTTTGAAACAAACGGCACACAAAAGCTGCAAGAACGCTTTAAAACCTTCTTACAAGCGTGGCAACAAGCACCGTTGGGTAGTACACAACAATGCTTTGTTACGTTTAGCGTAAGCCCTAAGCTAAGTGCTAGCGGCGAAGCATGGGACGAAGCAATTAAACCTGAGATTGTTGTTGAATACGAAAAGTATGGCACAGCATATTTGAAGTTCGTTGTGGAAACAGAGCAGCATTTCGCAGAAGTGGATAAAGCTGTTAAGGAATACCGTGCAGCAGGCTTTAAAGGTGTTGTGTTTGTAATGCCACAAGGTGGTGTTGTTACTCCTTATGCTGCTAACCGTGTTAAGGTTGCAGACTGGGCAATGACAAAAGGTTACAACTACAGTCCACGCTTACACGTTGACTTGTGGGGAAATGGCTGGGGCAAATGAAGACCTTTGTTAGAAACGCAGCAGGCAAATTCGAACCGGGCGTACAGACGTACGATCCCTTTGATGACAGAGCAACATTTGAATATGTGTTTTGTGCTTGGCCACGCAGATGCTACACCAGTGGACAATGGTTGTTTATGGAAACTGCAATGCGTGGGCGTAGAGTTATTACTGGCCCTGGTGAGCCAGTTATTGAAGATCGTTGGTTTCATAGAAACGAAGGGATCATCAAAATGTTAAAAGGAAATTGATATGGTAGCAAAGAAAGCACCTGTAAAGAAAACTGTGGCAACAAAAACTGTAGCAAAGAAGCCATCGGTTAAAAAGCCAGTAGAGAAGAAGCCTGTTGCAAAGAAAGTGCCAGTTAAGAAGCCAGCAGCAGAAAAGCCAAAGCTAACTGTTAAAGTAAAGAGTGCCAAAGAGTTGGCAACTAAAGCAGGCGAACCTTATGTAAGTATCCTTAATGTTGAGCTAGATAGTGACGATATTGGCAACGGTGCGTTTGAATTGGATTGGAACGATGTATTTGTTGCCAAGCTAGTACGTGCAGGCTATCAAGGCAAGACAGATGCAGACATCGTTGACAATTGGTTTAAGACCATTTGCCGCAATATCTTAACTGAAGAGTACGAACAATGGGAAGCCAACCAACCAGAGTCTCAACGCCCTCGAGTGCTTGATAAACGTGATCTAGGCGGCGGCAAAAGCGAAGTATCATGAAGCCTATAGACCCGCCAGAAACTATTAAGATGTATCAACTGCTTAGAATGAGCGGCACCTACCTCACTGGCGTTTCGTCACCAGCACCAGCAACACTATCGTCTGGATTGGGAATTGGCTTTTACTTAACGCTGCAAGAAGCTGAACATGTGCGTACACTTGAGATTCTTAAAGACACAACGCCAGCAGGAACAGTAAAGCCTACATGGCACATCTTTGAACTTGAGTTTCCTAACCCTGCATTGAATTTATGAACGGAATGGTATCAGTAAACGGAGTAGTATGCCAAGAAGGGCACGACTACGTATATCGTCCCATTGATAGAGACATTGTGTTTACAGAGCCGCCACGGGCAGGTGACTACGTATCTGTAACCTCTGGCCCAACTTCTAAGGTGTGGCTAGGTGATGGGTTTACTACACGCTTCATAGTTGATGAGTACGTTGAGAACAAAGAGTTTACAGAGATGGTTAACAAAGCGTGGGGGTTACGCAATGTACCTGCTGTAGCAGAAGCACTTGAAAAATTAAAAATTGTAGTAGCATTGGCAGATGGTGGAAGTAGAGATTAGTTGTGAGTTTACAGACTTGGCAAAGTTATGCGAACAGCATGTTGGGCCCCGTAAGTTTTGGATTCACAATCGCATAGGCGGCGAAGGGTGGGATGTTCGCCCGGGCTACTATCGTAACGGTAGACTAACAATCGCAAGATTTGATGACCCAAAGATGGCAACCTACATGATGTTAAAAATAAAATGAAGATTTACGTAAACGGTGACAGTCACAGTGCAGCAGCAGAAGCAAAACATCCTGCGGCATTTGCAGAAGATGATCCAAAGTATCGCGGGCTCGGGCGTATGCCACACCCAGATAACCTTGAAGTTAGTTACGGACAACAGCTTGCAAATCGACTTGGTGCTAAGTTAATATGCGATGCAGAATCAGCGAGTAGCAATGCACGTATTATTCGCACTACGTTGAGCCACCTGTTAACAGACGACAATGCAATTTTTAACAAACCAGATTTGGTAATTATCGGCTGGGCTACATGGGAACGTGAAGAATGGTGGGACGATGCAACACAAACATCGTGGCAAGTTAATGCAGGCGGTATTGGGCATGATTGGCCTGAGTCAATTAAATCCAAATACAAGCTATGGGTCATTGATCAAATGGAACCCGAAACCATTAACACCAAGTTAGGCCAAACGCACGAAGTCTTGTTTCAGTTACACCAAACACTAGACTCACTTAATATCCCGCATCTGTTCTTTAATACCTATTTGGATTTCTCCCATTTGGACAATTTAGGTATAGATAGGCATGACTGGGGCGGCAGTTACATCAACCCATACGATCCAGAATACACTTACTTCAATTGGTGCAAAAACCGCGGATTCGAAACAGCAACACCATCTAGCTACCATTTTAAAGCAGATGCACACGCAGCATGGGCAGATTTCTTATACGCCCACTATGTCCAAAACCTATTGACCAAATAATCAATAACTGCTATTATTACTATTAAATTATAATTATATGAAATACCTTATTGTAGATACCGCAAACACATTTTTCCGTGCTAGACATGCTGCACACAGACAGAGTGATACATGGGATAAACTTGGCTTTGCAATCCACGTCACACTTGGCAGCGTTGCAAAAGCATTTAGAGAACAAAAAGCAGATCACGTTGTATTCTGTTTAGAAGGCCGTTCATGGCGCAAGGACTATTATGAGCCGTACAAGAAAAACCGTGCAGTCGCAAGAGCAGCACTCACAGAAGCAGAGCAAGAAGAAGACCAGCTCTTTTGGGAAGCATTTGATGCTCTTAAAGCATACATCACGGAAGGCACCAATTGTACTGTTCTCCAGCACGGAAGTCTCGAAGCGGATGACTTGGTGGCAGGATGGATTCAAGCACACCCTGGAGATCAGCACGTAATCGTATCAAGCGATAGTGACTTTCACCAATTACTTTCAACAAACGTAAAACAATACAATGGAATTGCAGATGAGCTCCACACAATCGAAGGCATCTTCGACAAAAAAGGTGCCCCAGTCCTTGATTCGAAAACTAAGACACCCAAAACGATTCCGGACCCAAAGTGGATCTTATTCGAGAAGTGCATGCGGGGAGACTCTAGCGACAACATCTTCTCCGCATATCCCGGCGTTCGCACGAAGGGCACAAAGAATAAAGTTGGTCTTACAGAAGCCTTTGCTGACAAGGACGCTAAAGGCTTTGCGTGGAACAATCTAATGTTGCAGTCTTGGACCGACCATAATGGCGTCGATCACAGAGTATTAGATGATTACGAGCGTAATCGAATCCTAGTAGATCTAACAGCACAGCCCGATCATATTAAGGTGTTTATTGCCGAGACGATTGCCACTGGCAGTGTACCCAAGGCTGTTCCACAAATTGGCACACGTTTCTTAAAGTTCTGCGGCAAGTATGAACTTAAGAAGCTAAGTGAACATGCACAACAGTATGTGATTTTCTTATCAGCAGAATATAACTCAAAGCCAACACCTGCTGCTCTACAACTACCATTAGATTTAAATGACTGATTCAATGAAATTCAATGATAAAGTACACCAACTAACCCTTGAGGTTGGTGGTTCGCACTATCCTTCTGTTAACCCACAGCTTCACCTGCAACTAGTTAAATTGGTTGTTGAAGAATGTTTATCTGCGGTTGGTAACTCTAGTCGCACACATGTGTACACAACGTTTGATCTAGGGCAGCATGAGGCTTCTCTAGAGGCAGCAAAGAAGGCAATTAACGAAAGGTTCGGACTATGACACTTACTGGAGCAGCTCTCTTTATCCTTGCACTATTGCAACTCAAGCACTGGTACATTGACTTTGTTGACCAAACAATGGAAGAAGTACACAGCAAAGGTATCTATGGCGATGAGCTAGGTATCATGCACAGTGCTAAACATGGTTTTGGTACGCTAATGTGTATCCTTGCAGTTACTGGATTCCCTTACATCGGTTACGCAATGGTTCTAGCCTTTACAGACTTTGTGATCCACTATCACACTGACTGGGTTAAAATGAATTACGGTAACAGGGATATTCAAAACCCATTGTTCTGGAATCATCTAGGCCTGGACCAAATGGTTCATCAACTTACTTACTTGGGTATTGTTTACGCAGTATGTCTATGATTAAAAGTCTTTCGCCCGGTAACGGTATCCAAATTGATCACGGATACTCGAGTATGCCTTACATTAACAGTAATAACAACAACCCTATGCAAGGTATGTTGCGGGTATCTGGCAACGACATGCAAGTGTTTGACGGCAGCTCGTGGATAACTGTTGGCGGATCATTTCCCACTATATCACTAAATGGTGCTGCACAGTCTGCTATTCTGTGGGCACAGCAAAAGATGGCAGAAGAAGCCAGCATCAAAGAATTAGCAGCAAAGCATCCTGCTGTAGCAGATGCAATGAACACAATCAATGAAGCATACGATAAACTCAAAGTTATTGTGGCTCTCACAGAAGAGGAAAAGAAATGAAACAATGGTTAAGAAACCGACTACACAGCTTCTTGTATCCAGCAAATGAGGCAACACAACCAATTGCCAAGTACGCAAGCGTTCGACATCGAGACAACGATTCTGAGATCCAGTTCACAGTGTCCGCAGCACGAGGCGGATTAATTGTTAACGTTCGCACATACGACAAACAACGCGACAACCACACCTACGTTAATCACATCATCCACGATGACGAGGATGTGGCCAAGAATGTCGCAGACATTGTGTCTGTAGAATTGATGAAGATCTAATATGGCAGTACAAATTCAACCACACTCAATTGATTTAAACAGTCTATTGAAAACTATTAACACATCCTACAACAAAATTGAGGATGACTACTTTGACGACGAATACGATATTGGAGAAGATGTGAATACCGTAACTATTAAAATTACACCAGCAAATGGTGGCACAATTATCAACGTGGATCCAGTTGACCGAGGTGGTCGCGGAGACTTGTACGTAATTGATTCCGAAAAGGATCTAGGTGTAGAGCTTGGACAAATTCTAACCATGCACTATCTCAAGAAAGGCGCTGATGAATCTACTGGCAAAACCCGTCGTTAAAAACAAATACTGGATTGTAGAAGAAGACGGCAGTCCAGTAGCAACTATTCAAGCAATTGAAGAAGGTGGTGGTTACGCATACGTTCACGACAACGAGCGTGAACGTTTTGCCACGATTAAGATGTTGAGCAAAAAGTACAACATTCAATTTGATAACACCAAGCCTGCTAAAACAAAACCAACGCACGATTGCTATGGGTTTGGCTGCTCGGGCAAGCCCTACAATCAAGTGTGGGATGTACAGCGTAAGTTGCCTATCTATAGTAAAGAGCCCAAGAGCAAGAGCTTTTACTGTGCAGGCTACTACGTAATCAAATTCAACAACAGTTGGATTAAAGAGTTCTGCCCTAAGAACATTACATTAAACCGTTATGAGTTCTTTGGACCTTTTAAAACAAGTGCAGAGCAAATTGAAAAATACAAAGAGTTAAAATAATGGAACAACTATCATTAGCAATTCGTACCTTTAACGACAGAGTTAAAGCTATGAATCAAACAAACGGCAAACAGCTTGTATTGTCTGCACAAGAAGCAAAAAGCCTTCACACAGACATTTATGCCCTGCTAGCAAACATCGCAGAACTAGCATCACAAGGTGGCGGAGTCAAAGACGATGTTATCCAAATTAGTGTAGATGGTGGTGGTTTTAAATAAACTACGCCGTTTTTGCTGATAAATAATTGTATCGAGGATATTGAAATGTCAAGACCAAAACCAACTGTACTGTTAGAACACGTAAACAAAACAAACTACAAAAGCGATCAAGTATTATCTAGCGAAGGTATCTGGGCGGTTCACTACGACAACACACCTATTAACTTAAAGAAGTTCAACACCTTAGTGGCCTACCCTGGCCCTAAGTATGCTAAGACTAGTTTCTCTAATCCAGGTCATGCAATTAATCTAGCAAAGAAGCTAAACACTTTATTCAAGACAGACAAATTTACTGTGGTCTTGTTAAAACAAGGTGACCAAATCTACCCATAACCGCCAACGCGAATATCAGCATCGCGTACTAATTGAGTCGGGCGTAGGTGACCCGACTCTTCTTGATCCTATGCTACCGCAATGGTGGCGTAACCCTACAAACCCAAACAGCCTTAGACTAACAGTATTTGGTCACAAATACTTTACAACCAAGCTGAAGCTAACATCGCACAAGATTAAGTTAGCAGAGCCGATTAAGCTCAAACACCTACTACAACTTGAAAGACTATTTCAAGAGCCCTATTACTTAACCAACGAGTTTATTTGTGTGTTAGGTGATCAAGATGCTGTGATGTTGCAACTGCATGCAGGTGACCTTGATCAATACTTAGACAATCTACAGATTAATAGTAGAATTCCTTAACAGCAGCGGCAATATATTCTACTTCGCTATCTGTTAATTCAGGGTAGATAGGAATGCTCAGTGTTTCCTTGCTGAATTGTGTGCCAACATAGCCTACCCCATCGTGTGCATATTGAGCACCAACTGGCAAAGTATCTAAGGGTACTGCATAGTGGATCTTAGTCTCAATCCCTTTGATTGCAAGGTGCTGTACTAACTTAGACCGTTGATTGGTAACTCGTAACACAAATTTGTGCCATGCATGCTCTACACCTTCTTTGGGACCATTAACATCAACATAAGAGCATAATTGCTGTGTGTAATACTTTGCAATAGCATCGCGTCGATCCTGCCAAGCATCAAAGTGGTTTAGTTTCACAAGCATTTGAGCACAATCACTTTCGCTCATTTTGCTATTAGTTCCTGCCATGTCATGGGTCGATGCTTTACCGTTGTCACGCAAGTTAACTAGGGTTTCTGCAATGTCTTGGCTGTCAGTTAAGATCATGCCGCCCGAACCGTAGTTGGGGAGATTCTTGGTTGGGTCAAAGCTGAGTACACTGACTGTACCCATTTTGCCACTGGGTATTCCTTTATAGGATGCACCAAAACTCTGTGCAGCATCTTCAATTACAAACGGAGCTTCGCCTACAAACTCTGTAAGTATGCGGAACTGGTCGTAATCGATAGTATTACCAAACAGGTTAGGATACATAACAGCAGCAATGTTTCTGCCACGTAAACTAAAGTTTGCATTTTTTAAATCCATGAGTCCGTCATAATCAACATCCACAAATTCGGGGATGTTCTGCGTCATTAAAACGCTGTTTAGCGTTGCAACGAAGCTAATGGTAGGTATGACTACCCTACCCGGGTTTCTCAAGCACTGTAGGGCGAATATAAGCCCCTGTGTGCATGAGTTTACGCTAACGGCAAAGCGCCTATTACAGCGCCTTGCGATTGCTTGTTCAAAATCCAGTGTGCTCTTCCCGTCTAATACTTTCCCACTACTGTATACTTTATCAGTAACATCTAGGATTTCTTCGCGAAGATTTTGGTACTGACGTGCAATACCAAAAAACGGAATTATATTCTTGTTTGCCAAAATGGACTTGCCTTAAACCAATCGTGGTATCGTTGGAAGCCTTCTTCCACATCTACTTTGGGATTATACGCGAAATCTCTTTTTGCTGCATCAATATTTAAGGCGCCACGACTTGGAAAGTCTGCATCCTTGCCACGTACTTCTACACTGCCCTTCTTTGCAATCTTGATAGCAATGCTTGCAGCTTCTAGTAGAGTAGTGCTGTGGCTCTTTGTGATGTTGTAGGTCTTGTTTACTGCGTTTTCGCTTAGTGTGGCACCAACAATACCTGCGGCTGCATCTTCAACATATGTAAAGTCTAGTGTTTCGTTTGCGCCGTTGACCTTAAGAGTCTCGCCACGCATAGCAGACAGCATGAACTTAGAAACAACGCGATCTTCAACATCGTATTCCCCGTATACAGCACTTGGCCGAATAATAACGTGATCAAAGCAGCCACGACGAGTGTAATCCTTAACAAGGTGTTCTCCCATTAGTTTCATAATGCCGTATTGGCCTTGTGGTTTGCAGTTATAGTCTTCTGTAACTTGATCTTCAAAGTCGCCGTAGACCATACTAGAGCTAATGCAAACAAACTTAGGAATTTGGTAGCTCTTTGTAATCTCTAGCAAATTAACTAGAGCAGTACTCATTACTTCACTTGCAAGCAATGGGCTCTGACTAACAACCTTTTGGCGCGGAAAGCTGGCAAGGTGAATAACTGCATCGCACTTAACAGCAAAGTTCTTAAAGAAGCTGTCTACAGCAGTGTAATCGCGTAGATCAATGTGATGTACTCCTGCTCGCATACGTGCGGTGCGTTCTTTATACAAGTACGCTAGCTCTTCTTTGTTAACAAAGCCGTAATCAGTAACACTGTCAAGCACAATACATTCATGTCCTAGTGCTTGAAGTTGACGTACAACATTATGTCCAACAAAGCCTGCTCCGCCTGTTACGATAAATCTCATACTGCCATCTCCGCTTTAATAGTTGCAAGGTGTTGATAGTCCACTAGTTTAATGTCATCCATTGTAAACTTAGTGATGTCTTTAATGTCTGGGTTTAACCAGAGAGTTGGCGCAGGCAATGGTTCACGCTCTAGCTGTTCTTTTACCTGTTCAACATGGTTTAGGTAGATGTGTGCATCGCCGAGAACGTGAACGAACTCCCCGACCTCTAGGTCACACACTTGAGCTATCATAGCAGTTAGCAGTGAATAGCTTGCGATATTAAATGGGACACCTAAAAACATGTCGCAACTTCTTTGATACATTTGGCAACTTAGTTTACCATCTGCTACGTAGAACTGTGCAAAGGTATGACACGGTGGCAAGGCCATCTGATCTAATTCAGCTGGATTCCATGCAGATAATATATGTCGTCGTCCGTGTGGGTCTGACTTAATCCCGTCGATGAGAAGTAATAGTTGATCGACTTCGTGGCGGTCAGCAGCGACTCGCGTTCCGCCTAAGTGTGCAGGACCCATTTCCTTTTGCTCTTTGTATTGGCGCCAGTGTCTCCACTGTACGCCATAAACTCGTCCTAGATCGCCTTCGAACCTGGCCTTGGGTTGCCAATACGGTGCTGTGGCATTGGCAGTCCAGATAGTTGTCTTGCTAGACTCGGTGCTACCATGTAATATCTCTCGCAACCGCTTTTCATCTCCTGAACCTTCAATGAACCACAGCAACTCAGAGACCACACTCTTCCAGGCCAATTTCTTTGTTGTTACAGCTGGAAAGTTCTCACTGAGATCATAACGCTGTTGCATACCAAAGTAGCTGATTGTTCCTGTGCCTGTGCGGTCTGTTTTTGTTGTGCCCTTGTTAAGGACTTCATTTAAGGCGTTTAAATAGGCTCTCATAGATTACTGTTGTAAAGTTAGTTGTTGGATCTGCCGTTGCGGTCTTCTGACTCCAACCAGATAAAAACGTTTTTAAGTTTATCCTAGTATCTATTTTAAACGATCCCTTGTAGTGCGTCAAGTATAAACGATCAAACACACCATCGCATTGTGCCAATAAGTCTGGTCCACCAATGACCCAAATAGTTTTATCAGGATGCTTCTTCTCTAGTGCAAGGATCTCTTCCTTCATGTCACCTTTAATGACTAGTGTATGCGGAAGAAAGTTTGCATTAGTTGCAACATATGTGGTTCGCCCTTTAAGGGGCTTGGGCATGTTCTTATCGTCCCAGGTCCTGCGACCCATTACAACAACATGTCCGTCAGTTAGCTGTTTAAAGTTTTTAAGATCCGCGGAGTTGTGAGGCCATGGCATGGTGCCATTAAACCCCATTCCGCCGTTCCTATCAACGGCAAAAAGGGCATTTATCATAGATTTTTTAAGATACTGTCTGTTAAGGGTTGTACGGTCTTACGTACTTCGTCAACGTTAACGTAGAAGTCAACGTCTTCGATAATGTGATCCAGCGAGTCAAGGCGCTCATCTAAATGTGTTTTTAAATAATCTGGATCTGCGCCTTCTGCTAGCAGAGCTTTAATGTCGATAATAACAACGGTGCCATCTGTTAGGCTAACAACCACACGGTCCATCATTTCGATTGGGACATCTGGTTTGTCGATATCTTTCAATATCGACTCCCATTGTTTCTTACTACTTAAATTAAGCCTCTTGCTTTTTGGTCGCTTTGGCTTTTTTGGTTCTTGTTGTTGTGCCATTTGTAGTAGGATTTAAGTTTTGTGCTTCGCCTTCTAAGCGAGCTGCTTCTGCTAACATTGCTTCTGCTTGACGTTTCATGTCAGCAGCTTGCGTTAGACGCTGCTTCGCTAGATCTTCGTCAGTTAAAACTTCTCCTAGGTACTGTTCAGCACTTACATTGCCTTCTGCAGGAATGCTACGGCTGTTTGGCGAAACACCAACTTCGCGTGGTTCTGCTGCACGGCGTTTACCTGTCATACCGCGACTGTTGTCAATTTCTTGCAATCGCTTAACAGCTTCTTCGCCTTGTTTCATTTCGTTTAGGATGCTGTTTAGTTCATCTAAACGTACACTAGACTTGTTGTTTGGTGTTACTAACACTTGGTTAGTAGGGGCTTTCTTAATAAAGCCTTGACGGTGCAAACTTTGCAGAATGATAGTACCGTCTTTCATGTATGTGCGGTTTAGAACTTCACTAATTTCTTGTGCTTGTTGTCCGCTATCGCTTTCAACTGTTCGCATTAGATCGTCGTGTAACAAACGTGGTAACAAGTCGCTATAAGCAACTAGGCACATATGTTCTTCACCCGGCACTTCTCGGAATAGAATAACGACTTTCTTGTCGTTGTGTTTACCAACGTGTTTAACCATTTTGATTCTCCTCAGTAGGTTGTTGTTCCTGTGCAGGCTGTATTGCACCTACTGCACTTAGAAATTGGAATAGTTTATTGTGCAACGTGCCGATGTCGGCCATTTCTTCTGCACGAATTGCACCGCGTTGAGCAGTGGCTTGAATTAATCTCAGAACGAGAACCAAGTCTGCGATTTGCAAACTTGGTGGTTCTGGTTGTTGTGTGTTTGATTGTGGTTGAGTGGTTTCCATGTTGTCCTATGAAATAACTATAGTTATTTACGACAAGGGAAACCTACTCAAATATTTTTTACGATATGTTGTAATCGTAACGGTTAATAGTGTCCAGGATAAGAGCAAACATACTTGCTTCACCTGCACTTTCGAACGCTGCTGCTTTTTGGGTATCTAAGCTGCCACCTTCGTTTTCACTGTAGTAATCACCAAAGAAGAACCGTCCTTCTAAGTTTTCCCAAATCCAATCAGTGACCGCTTTTTCTTGTGTGCTCAAACTAAACAACACAGGTGTGAAATGCGGGGGTAAGTGATCTACCCTCCGCATTTGATGCACACTCAACGGGTTAGGGTCGTTGTGCTTTAGCATGTTAGTCGTCGTTACCCGGAGCAACACCAATGATTTGGAGCAAGTTAACAAACAAGTTGATAAAGTCCAAGTACAAGCTGATAGCACCGATTACTTCGAGTGCAGCACTGTCTTCATTGTCTACGCTGAGTGATTCACGGATCTGCTGTGTGTCATACGCAGTAAAGCCTAAGAAGATCAAGATTGCAATTGCACTGATAACCATTTGCATTACGCTGCTACCAATGAACATGTTGATCACTGATGCAATAATAATCGCAATCAACCCAACAAACAGCAAGCTACCCATTCCACTAAGATCCTTCTTAGTAAAGTAACCGTAGAAGCTCATAGTACCAAACAACACTGCGGCGCCCATAAACGCTGTAAAGATGCTGGTCATTGCATAAGCAACAAAGATCACGCTAAGACTTAGACCCATAAGTGCTGCAAAGCCATGCAAGATAGCAACTGCCACTGGGCGTGGGGGATCTGCTGCAAGTGCAGGTGTAATGAAGAAGATTGCAACCAGTGGTGCAAAAATTACCACCCAGTGCATAATTCCAGTTAGGAAGAATTGTGCCAACGCAGGGGTAGTACCAATAAGGTAGCTAACCAACATGCTGTTAAGCACGGCGGTCATCATGTAAAAATACACACGACCCATTGCCGCATTAATTGCGGGTGCATCTCGATAAATGCCTGTTGCAAACATAGTAGTCTCCTTAGATAGCTTGCGGTTGTTGATTTGCTTGACCTGTTACTTGACCAGCAAGTGCAGGATCAAGTTGGCCAGTAACAACAGTGAGGTTCATATCACCGGTGTTTTCACGCTTGATGGTCATCTTGTTTTGCAAGGACTCATCTGCTGCTTTGCGGAAGCCTTCGAACAGTTCGAATTGACGAGTGATCTCAACAATCTCACTGGCTCGGGCCAAATCCTCAAGACGCATTTCCAATTCCATAATGCGTTTGACTGCTGCAAAGTAGTCTTTGGGTGCATTCAGGGTGCTACCTTTGATATGTTCCATCTCCTGTTCAGGAGTCATACGCATATCGTCGAGCAGTTCATTTGAAGGTGTAGTCATGTTTTTCCTTAGTTAGGTTTAGGTGATGCTGGGGCTTGTTCCATTGTTGGTGCGACACGGCTCATTTCTTCATCAGTCATGAATCTAGTTGGGCCGTGATCGAAATACCCTGGAAGCCAAATTTTAACAGGTTTCCAATATCTGGACAAGAGGTTGTTAATAAACACTAGGGCCACAGCAACTACAGCAAGCCCAAGGCCCACTAAAATGCTTGACACTAGAAATTGTGCTGCTGAATCGATATCCATTGTTTCTCCTTAGAAGGTTAGGGCCGAAGCCCTAACTGTTTCTTACTTACCTTTTTTCGCTTCTTCGTAGTGAGCCCAGATACCAAACTCTGGTTCTGCACTTGGATTACCTTTGATAATCCACACAGTGTCGCAGTAGCTTTCAACCTTGTTAGGGTCCCAACCAAAGAAGCAGTAGTCAGTGAACATGATCAGCTTCTTAGGCTCAATGCCTTCTTCGATCAAGTGTTCCCACACGCACATTGGGTCAGTGCCACCACCACCACCTGGATGGAACTCTGCAATGTCTGCAAGGTTCTCGCTAGTGAAGATGCCACTGTTGTGAACTTGTGTGTCCCAACCAACAACATGGATCTTGTACTCATCGTACGATTCCATAATGCCTTTGATCTCGCTCAAGAAGATCTTCAAGTCATTGTCAGTAATAGAACCAGAAGTGTCAATACCAATGAACACGTCAATGGTCTCACCTGGCTTGGTGCCCGGGAGAATTGCGTCCATGTGCCAGCTCTTACGACCTGGGCGAGCAAAAGTGTAGTCACTCTTGATAGTGGATTGAATTTGCTGTTCAAGCAATTCTTTCCAACCAATCATTGGCTCTGTTAAGTCCTTAACCATACGCTTAACACCAGCGGGCAAGTTGCCTGCGCCACAAGCCTGTGCAGCTTGGAGCATGGCTTCTTTGATCTCGTCCTTGATAGCATCGCGATCTGCTTTGCTGAGTTTAGGAGGACCGTTGCCGTCTTTGTTGCCCTCGCCGTCATCGTCGCCTTCACCGTCCAAGTGTTCGTCCAAAACTTGCTGTGCCAGCTTGTTAATGTCAATCTTGTTTGCGTTTTGCATCAAGTCATCGTAGACTTCTTCCATTGCCATGCCTTTGTACTTTGGATCGTACAGCATAGGCACAACAGTAATCTTTTCGCCGACACGTTGATCAATCAAATCGCTGTTAACGCAAAAGTCAGCAGCAATGTTCATAATCTTACGGTCACGGTTGCCAGTACGGCCCATGTGATCGTAAACAGCGTGAAGTACTTCGTGGCCTACCAAGAACTCAACCTGCTTCAGCGGCATGTTGTTAACGAACACACTGTTGTAATAGAAGGTACGGCCATCTGTAGCAGCAGTAGAACACCACTGATCAGCATTAACCAGCTTCATGCGGGTTGCCAGGTTACCGAAGAACGGTGCTTTGAGCAGCAGACCGATACGTGCGGTGATGAGTTTTTCCTTAGCAGCGTTGTCGATCTTAGGATCTGTTTCAACGGGCTTTTTCTTTTCAGCTACAGCAGACATAGTTACTCCTTGTTAATGTCTCTATTATACACGATTTTTGAATTACGGCAAAATAATATTGCCATGGTAAACGTTTAGCATGATATTAGGCAAATCACTGCTTTCTTGGTAGCGATATCTACCAAAATTGTAACGTTCATTAGTATAGCCCGTAGAGCGGCGCTTAGTTGCGGTGTTAGTAACTTCGTAACGGCTGTACGAAGCAGTAAAATGGTATGTTACCCCGCTTGGGCGGCAACCCATACCTTCAATGATAGTTCTGTTTACTTCAAGGGCTCTTTTTTCGCTGATTCGGTTTAGTTTACCGCCAATACTTACAAGATCCTTACCATCAAGGCCCATAAGAGTAGCATAGTTAACTAACGCACGAACTTGATCTTGCTTTTCTTTTGGAAAGCGTTTGAAGTGAAGAACAACTTCTTCTTCGACGGTTGCTGTAGTTTCTTCTACAGCTTGTTCCTGCTCTTCAGGAATATATTCAGTTACGTTATCCATTTTATGCCCATTTCAATTTGAACATAGTCAGTTGATTATCATTTTCCAAGTAGATCATTGTTTCTCCAAATGTATGTGCCCGATTATGAGACCGAAACCACGACCATTTGCCATTTGGGCACATTTCTTCGGGGGTAGCACATTCAAAGTAGTCAATCTCCTGACTTGGGCCAAACACCTCCCAGC